TGAAGTACCTAAAATAGAGTTTAGAGACTACTGTAAAGACCAAGTAGTATTTAATGTTTTATAACGGTTTGACTAAACTGCGTTTTAATGCTGTTTAGGTGGTGTTATATTTTAAAATTATATTATGAAAAAATTGAAGTTAGAATTAAGAATGTATATAGCAGAGCTATTTTTGAATTGGGCTTTTGACGTTGCTCCTAAGAATAAAGATGGAAAATTTTTAAAGACAATTATAGGTGAATATGCCAAAGAAAAAGTAAAGGAATACAAAAGGAGCAATGAAATATAACGCCCCTTGTATGGTGTCGTGGAACAAAGTGGAATGCACTATACAAATTGTTGTGTGTAGTGCGGATTATTAAACAGTTTAAATTAAATTAAAATGAAAGGATTTATTAAAGACGTATTAGTACAAATGCACAGAGAAACTACTACTGACAAGTATGGACAAGTAGGTAGAAGTAATTTTACACCAAGTTTATTTGGCGATAGAAAAGATAAAGTTGAGCAGTATTGTAAAGAGAATAAGGGAATATTACAATACTCTACCTACGGAGCAAGTTATGGAACTTATAAAGCATTTACTATTGAAGATACAGATATTAGAAAGGCTTGTAGTGACGCATTATCAAATAATGAAAACTACCCTAGGAATGTAAACTCTTGGTAGCATTACACACAACGCTTAGAATATGAATTTTAAAAATTAATTAGTAACTTTAAATAAATAAAAAAAATTATGGAAACAATAAAAGCGACATCATTTAATTATGAGACATACGTAGTTCACGTTGAAATTACGTCTAAGATTGATTTTGTGGAGCATCAATCAACGAAATCAATAAAGGATATAGTTGAGAAAGCAATTGACTTTGACTCTATTGACAATATAATTGTCAAGAGTTTCCTTAAATCTTTCTTATCATCAGTAAACTACGAAAAAATAGCCAACCATGTTAACAACTCTTTAAAAGGACAAGAGCCGAGTAATAAAATTGTAAATAATTCGCTATGACTGATAAAGAAATGCAAAAGCTAACCGAAATGATAGTAGAGGCTATAGATTCGAGGCAACGTGAACTTGACCAAGAGTTCTATGACAACGCTAACTCAACACATAACAACGCACCTATGGAGTATGTTATACAACTAGACCAAGACAAGTCTGAGAAAGAAAGGCTTGTGGAAAGGGTGAATGAACTTTACATTTCCCTCCACACCGCTATCGACCAAGAGAGATTTGAATTAGCAAACGACATCAAGGAAACAATTAAGGCGGTAAAAGACTTAATTAAAAAAAAATAAACTAAACTTAAACATTAATACTAACACTTAACACTTAATAGATATGTAACAGAAAAAAATCAGTATGAAGCGATACGACATTGAGAACTATGTTCGATACACTAATGACCTCAAGGTTTCAAAACCTATTGAGAGAGAACTGCTAGACTATAGCAGAGATGAATTAATAATAAAATTCTTACCACTAGTGGAGAACTTAGCAAGGAAGTTTCCATCATCGGAGATAGCCATTGGAGTCCTTAATATCACAGACCTCATTCAGATTGGTTCTGAAGCATTGATACTAGCAGTTGACAAGCTAGACTACGAACACCTTAAATTATCTAGAGATGTAGAGAAGACAATAAAGTCTTTCTTTAGCAAGAGAATTAAGGGTGCGATTAGGAGACGTATTGACATCAACAGAGGAAGTATGAGGATACCTGAATATAAAAGGAATTTGATGAGGAAAGAATCAGATGACAAGCAGAACGTAGAGATGTTCTTTCGCTCTATATTTCTTACGATTGACGATGGCAAGGACAACAACAACTTTCAAGATAAGACCGAGCCGTACAACATAAATATACTTAACGCATATCTTAAAGGAGTTATGCAGAAGCATTTAAGTCCAATTGAGTATGAGGTTCTAAGAATGGCTTACGGACTTGACTGCAACAAGCATAGCGGACTAGAGATAGCCAATGCTTTAGGTATAAAAGGTATCAATAACTTTGTCAGGGTGTCTGAGATTAAAAAGAAATCAGTTGACAAACTGATAGATAGTGTTGATTATAATCAATTCATAGATATATTATAATATGGGAAATTAAAAAAAATATAAATGAAATACATAAAATTTTTAAAAGTAGTCAGAAGTCTACAGAAAGAAAACAAAGTCATTAATCAAGCATACGCTATTGGTGTGGATATGATTAATTTTGTTGACCCTTACCATACAATAATAACCGAACTTATTAAAGAAATTTATGGAGGTTATGGAGATGAGGGTTATGAATGGTTTGGGTGGTATTGTTGGGAAAACGACTTTGGTAACGGGGGGTTAACTGCATATGATAGTGAGGGTAACCCAATCTGCTATTCTCACAAATCTTTATGGAAATATTTAGAAGAAAACTATATAAAAATATGAAAGCAACAACGACCTTAGAATATGATTTAGATAATGAAGATGATGAATTGGCAATGAAGAAAGCTATGAAATCATCAGATATGGCAAGTTTTATATGGGAACTACAACATAACTTTTGGAGAACTTGGAAACACGATGAAACCAATTTCAATTTACAGACATATAGAGAAGCACTATGTGAATTGTTAGAAGAGTATGATATTCATATAGACGAATTAATATACTAAATAAAATGCTATACGAATTATTATAATCGTGAACAATAAAATTACTTAATAAAGTAGAAAAAATAATCTTATATTTGCAAACTAAAACAATAAACAATCCATTATGAAAACTCTAAATGAGAAACTTGCGACAATACAAACGCAATTTAAGTCAAAGAAATCAAGGTTCAATAGCTTTGGAAAGTATAACTTCCGTAGTGCTGAGGACATCCTTGAGGCAACAAAACCATTCCTATTAGACTTGGGGGTGTCGGTTACAGTCAATGAAGAACTCGTATGCACAGAGCCGTTCCCAATTCTAAAGTCAATAGCCACAATATCTGATGGCAAGGACTCCATAGAAGCAGTAGCAATAGTAGGCATAGACCTAGACCAAAAGGGTATGCAAATGCCACAGAAGTTTGGTAGTGCATCATCCTATGGTAAGAAGTATTGTTTAGGTAACCTATTCCTAATAGACGATACCGCTGATAGCGATGCTAGTAACAACCACGGCAAGTCAGATACAAAGTCCGACAAAAAAAGCATTAGTTCTGTAAAGGATGAGGCTTATAAGAAGGCTGCTGAGTATATCATTAGTGGCGGTAAGCTAGATGCTATCAAGCAGAAGTATGACCTATCACCAAGTGTTGAATCTAAACTAAAAACACTGTAATATGGAGACTAGAGAACAGATAATAGACAAGCTACGAGACGATACTTGGTACTACGGTGCTTATGGTCAGCAATATTTAAGTAACTCAAACATTGGTACACTGCTTACTAATCCACTAGCATTAAAAGAGAAGACTAAGGCTACGTCAGCAATGATATTTGGTAGCTACTTTCATACTGCAATACTTGAAAAGGATAAGCTACACAAGTTTAAAATCATTGAGGCTAACACAAGAACCACAAAAGTTTATAAGGAACTAAGTGAGGGTGAAATGTGTATGTTGCAGCACGAGGTAGATATGGCTGATGGCATGGTGGACAAGCTTCTTGACAACAATGTGTTTTCATCTATGATTAATGTAGGTGAGGTTGAACACGAAGTACCAGGAGTTAAAGAGATTATGGGTAATATGTGGAAGGGTAAGGCTGACATAGTCAACCACGATGACAAACTTATAGTTGACATCAAGACATCGTCTGACATCAACTCATTTCACTTCTCAGCTAATAAGTATAACTACGATTCACAAGCGTACATATATCGAGAGATATTTGGATACGATATGGTATTCTTAGTAATCGACAAGAACACACACCAGATGGGTCTATTTGACTGCTCAGATAACTTCTATGAGAGAGGTAGAGAGAAGGTTGAGAAGGCTACTGAGGTATACGATTTGTTCTACAAGGATGAATCATTTGACGCAAAACAATTTTTTATTAATCGTACATTATAGTACACAAAACAATTATTATTATGGCTAGTTTAATAACAGCAAGTATCAACTTAAGTAAAATTGATAAGAGTAAAATTATTGAGGGTAAGAAAGGTCAGTATTTACCGATAACAATATCGTTGAACGATGACTTAGACCAATTTGGTAACCAAGGTAATATGACAATCTCTCAGTCAAAGGAAGAGAGGGACTCTAAAGCAGACAAGTCTTACTTAGGTAACGTAAAAGTAATTTGGACTAATGGAGACAACGTATCTTCTGCCCCAAGAGATGAGTCACAAAATAAAACTAATACACCAGTAAAAGATGACCTACCATTTTAATTAGTACTTTTACATTCTAGTTGCAGTCGAAAAAATAGGCAACTTAAGGAAACTATACAAACCCTTGTGATGAAATCAGCTTCGACTCTGATGGATTTGCAGGGGTTTTTTATTAAACAACAACGAAATGAGTAAGAGATTAGGCTACACATTCTATCCAAAAGATTGGAGAAGCGATGACAAAGTTATAATGCTTAATGCAGAGGAAAGAGATATGTTTCGGTTCTTTATTGATGAGTGTCACATAAAAAGTTCAGCAAAACTTGAGTGGAACTTAGGATATCTTAGGAGAATCTTAGGACATAACAAGCAAAAAGTTGAAAGAATCTTTAAAGTTTTATGCAGTTTTGAGTTAGTTTACCGAGAGGGTGACTATGTCGTAGTCCCTAGTGTTATCAATAGGTTAGGGTATATTGAAGAGCAATCCGAGAGGGGCAAATTAGGTGGTTCTACTAAGAGTGAAACTCTAACCAAAGAGAAAGAGAAAGAGAAAGAGAAAGAGAAAGAGAAAGAGAAAGGGGAACTAGAAGACCCAAAGGTTAAATTCTTAAATTGGTTTAACGATTCAAGAACTAAGCACTTAAAAATGCCATCTAACTTTAACAACCTAACCAACCAAGACAGAATGAATTTAAGTTCCTTGAGAAAAGATTATAGCAAGGGAGACTTCAATAAGGCTATAAAATCTTTTTGTGAAGACAAGTGGTGGGTAGGTAAGAAGAACATAACACCTAAACACTTCTTAGACCAAGACAACTTCGCTAAGTTCTTAAATGCTTACGAACCAACAAAGACAATCGGACAAAAACTAATGGGATAATTATGATACTAGAAACAGGATTTGCAGACAAATATTTAGATGATGTAATTAACGGAAGGATAAAGCTTGGCTTAGGCTTAGGCTTACCAAAATTTGATAACCACTACCGATTTAAGCAAGGGGAGTTCACAATCATTAACGGCTTAGATAACGTAGGTAAAACAGATTGGATACTATGGTATTTCTGTGCATTAAGTGTTAATCAAGACCTTAAGTTTTGTGTTTGGAGTGGAGAGAATAAGGCAGAGCAGTTAGTTAAGAGATTAATACAATGGAAGATTGGCAACTACATAGACAAAGCTGACGAGTTAGATATCTACAACGCTAAGGCTTGGGTTGAGGAGCATTTTAAGTTTATTGACAATTCGGGGTTTTACAAGTCAGAAGAACTATTCGCAATGTTTGAAGGATTAGATGTCGATGCAGTTCTTATTGACCCATACACGGGTATGAATAGAGACTATACTCACGCTGCCAACTACGACTTCTTAAACGAAAGTAGGAAGTTTGTTAACCAAACCAATAAGAGTTTATTTGTAAACACTCACCCTAACACAGAGGCGGCTAGAAGAATTTACGGTCTAGAACACGATTACTTTGGGTATCCGATGCCCCCCAGCCGTTCACAAAGTGAAGGAGGTCAGCCATTTGCGAATAGACCCGATAATTTTTTGACTATTCACAGATTAATTGGACACCCACTAATGAAGTTTAATACTCAAGTGTACATTAGAAAAATAAAAAATACAGAAACTGGTGGGGAGCCTAACGCAATTGATGACCCTATTATTTTTGAGTACAACAAAGGACTTGGGTTTGTAAGCGATGGCATTAACGTAATAAATAAAGTTATAAGACCCGACTTACAGTATCAACCTTTGATTCCAAATAATGAATTTGATAGTAACCAAGACCCATTCTAATTATGATACTAACAGACGAACAAATATCTAAGGCAATAGATAGAAAGGAAGCATTCTTTTTCACAGACAAGGAGATAGAAAAACTTTGGCATCACGCAAGTCTAAAGAAGAACATTGAACTAATGACCTTGAATATGACACGGCACACCTTAATCTTAGATGCTATGTATTATAAAACAGTTAAGGTAGATGTTAACAAGGCAAATAAAATATTAGATATAAAAGATTATTTAATAACATCAATTCAAGTTCAGAAAGTCAACAACTTGCAAGTTGAATTAATAGATGAGAGTAATTTAAAAATGTTTGAGAAGGACTTTAGGATACGAGAGTTGGAGGATGAGTTAATTAATTTAAAACAAAACATAAGGTAATGATTAAAGTACACAAGATATGTTTCGGTTGTATCGTAGGGTGTAACCACTCAATAAAAGAATTTCAACGGGGATTTAGGTACAAAATAGTAGGGTGGGTACAGTGTAATGGGGATGATTACTGGTTTTTTAGAGAGCTATCTCCAGGACAAAAAGAGTTCCGTGTTAATAAAGATTATGCAGATTTATTAATTGAAGATGGAAATATTAAGAATTTATAATTACATTTGTTTTAATCCCACAAATAAAACCATTTAAAAATGAGACAAGATAATTTTGACAATCAATATTATAATAATGGACAGTTAAATACCTCATCTGTAGAGGAAGGATTTGATAAAATACCAACGTACTACCTATCTGATGGCATTGAAGCATCTAAGGTAGTCGCAGCGTTTCAGGGTGACAACTACAACATAGGAACTGCACTAACTTACTTAATGAGGGCTGGTAAAAAGGTTTACGTTAATAGGTCTCCTAGAGATAGTATGGAAGCTGACATTAAAAAAGCAATTAACCACTTGAATTTTGAACTTGATAGACTAAATAAAACCATTTAAAAATGAGAAAAAGTGTAAGAAAGTACTTGACTTCAGAAGAAGCCATAATTATAGGATTAGACCCTAGACCAAACGAAAAATTTAGAACTAAGGCAAGGTATCGCATATCAAAAGAAGACTGGGATAACATCCAAAGAAGTAGACAAAAAGATAACGTAAGAGAATTTGTGGAAACACAAAAGAAATACGATAAGGATGGTCAGTTAGTTTCTACAATTGAAAAGTTACAAGCTAACCCTATAGATATTCCAGAAGACTTTGAAGTAATAAAAGTATCCACGAGTAAAACTACTGGTCAGCAGTGGGTACAGTACGCTAAGAAGAAAGTAAACTTAGAGGATAAGACAGATGAACTTATAGAAAGGCTTATCTATGACCTTAAAGAACATTCTCCCACTTATCCAACAATTAAAAGGAGTAAGTCTAAAGATGGTTACTGCTTGGTTCTAGACCCTGCCGATATTCACATAGGAAAGTTAGCTACTTCTTTTGAAACTGGAGTAGACTATAATAGTCAGATAGCTGTCAAGAGGGTTAAGGAAGGGGTGCAAGGAATCTTAGACAAGTCTTCTGGATTTGAAATAGATAAAATTATCTTTATCGGAGGTAATGATATTCTCCATACAGACACACCACAAAGAAAAACAACTAGTGGGACGCCTCAAGATACTGATGGAATGTTTTATGAGAACTTTCTAACCGCCAAGAAGCTTTACGTTGATATATTAGAGATGCTTATAACTGTAGCTGACTTAGTATTTGTGTTCAATCCATCTAATCACGATTATATGTCGGGATTTATGCTGGCTGACGTTATAAAGACTCACTTTAGATTATCTAAGAATATATCTTTCGACTGCTCTATTGCTCACAGAAAATATACAACTTACGGTAACTCATTAATAGGTACGACTCATGGCGATGGAGCCAAGCAAGTAGATTTAGGGCAGCTAATGAGTATAGAAGCGAAGGAGCATTGGGCAGCTTCAGAACATAGGTACTTTTATACCCATCACGTTCATCACAAGACAGCGAAAGATTATATTTCCGTAACCGTTGAGAGTTTACGCAGTCCTAGTCCAGCGGACTCATGGCATCACAGAAATGGCTATATAAACAAAGCTGCTTGCGAAGGGTTCATACACAGCAAAACAGAAGGTCAGGTAGCTAGATTAACTCATTTTTTTTAAGCCATGAAGGA